CTGGTGGTGTTATTGTAGAGTGGTAATTTGAAAGAAAGAATATGAAAAAAGCCTTAATTAGCCCCAATGAAAGTGTGAGTTATATTAGTGCTTGGATACCCAATCCAGACCCAACAAGCTCACAACAGTATGTTCCAGAATTTACAACCATTGTAGATGGTGCCAGAGTGGCCGAAGTGGTGGCCAATGGATCCGAATTTCCCATTGCTCCTCCGTTGTTCTGGGACGACTGTGCGGATGATGTTGTGGCTGATAAATGGTATTACAACACGGAAACCATGGCAATTATACAGATACCAGCAGCGCCGCCTTACCCTAGCACAGGAACGACTGGGACTCAAACCGTATGAAGCAACTACTCCCGTACCACAGTTTTATGTATGCGGGGGCGCAGATCAATGTCTATCACGCAGACAAGGGTGATGGGTTGCCAATGCACCAGCACAACTTCAACCACGCAAATGTGTGCCAAGTGGGTTCCTGCGTTGTTCGCGTTAAAGGCAAAGAGATTGTGATGAATGCGGAAACCCAGCCGCTGGACCTCCCCGCCGACATCCCGCATGAGATCGAGGCGCTTGAGGACGGCACGGTTTTTGTGAACATCTTCAAAGAGGGTAGCTACTAATGTGGACCCGATCACCATTGGCCTAGCGTTTGCCGGAGCCAAAGCTGCGGTAGCCACCATCAAGGAGGTTATCAAGCTCGGCAAGGACACCAACGAGATAGCCCAGAGCATCGCTGGCTATTTTGACCAGAAGGCAGTCATTGAGAAAGCCGAGGCGGTCAAGGAGCGAGAGAAGCGTGAGGCGCTGTGGGACAAGGCCAACGGGGTCAAGCCCAAAAAGACAGACGCTGAGCTGACCGCTGAAGCGTTTGAGGTAGTTCAGAAACGGCGGGAGCTGGAGCGGCATGAGTACGAGCTGTACGAAATGCTGGTGTGGTCTGGCCAGGGGCAGCTCTGGGACGACATGGTCAAGACCCGGGATGAGATGCGAAAGCAGATTGCCAAGGAAGAAGCCGAGGCGGTCAAGCAGAAGATCATTGACGCAGCCAAAGCGCAGGACCGCAAGGACATGATCCAAGACATCCAGCTCTCAGTGGCAGTCATCGCGGCGTTTGGTTTGGCGATGTACTGGCTGGTGCAGTGGGGGATTTCAAAAGGACTGTGGAGATGAGTGAGCAGGACAAGACACTGGGGGTGTTGGACCGCATACTGACGTATGTGGATAGTCCGTTCAAGCTCATCGCCCTCTTGGTCATGTTCGTCTTTGGGTTCTGCGCTTGGTTTGTTTACAGCCACCAAGAGCTGTTGGTCGGGGCCTACAAGGAAAGCCAGAAGCTACCCAGCATCAATGAGTCCCGGGTGGACGACGCAGCGGCAATCCTCTTCAAGTACGGTGGTGCACAGACTGTGGCCATCTTCAAGGTAAACCCGTTATTTGGCACCCGGGTCTTGTACCGGGCGTATACGAAGGAAGGGCGCGACAAGCGCATGGAGGGCATCGATGTCGGTCTCTTTACCCAAAATCCAAACAACAACGCAGATGTTGTACGCCTTATGGCAGGAGAGACGCCATGCAGTGATTACGCAAAGCCACAAAGCGAAGTCGGCCTGTGGTACGTCGAGGCTGGTGTCACCTACGGTTGTCGAATCTCTGTACCACCCGACGCAACACGTTTCATCGGTCAAATTACCGTCGGGTACAAAGATCGACCTGAGAGCGTAGAGGATGCCCAGTCCATGCTGCTCATTGCTTCATCAATGTTAACCAAAAAGAGTTACTAATGCTGACACTATTTTCTACCCTGATCTCGTTTTTGATGGGCGGCTTGCCTAAGATTCTGGACTTCTTCCAAGACCGCAGCGACAAAAAACATGAGCTGGAGCTGGCCCAGATGCAGATCGCCCGGGAGCTTGAGATGCGCAAGCTGGGGTTTGAAGCCCAGGAGCGGGTCGAGCATGTCCACACCCAGCAGCTTGAGATCGAGACCAAGTCCAACGAGAAGGTGTCCCTGATTGCCGCCCAGCAAGCCGAGATGCAGGCTATATACGCCCACGATACGGCGCTCAACGAAGGCACCAGCCAGTGGATGAAGAACCTACGTGCCAGCGTACGCCCGGTGATCACCTACGGGTTTTTCTTCCTGTTGGTCGGAATTGATTGCGCCCTGATATACCACGGCCTCAGCACCGGCGTTGGGTTCCAAGACATGGCCGACCAGTTGTGGGATGACGAGACCCAGGCGCTGTTTGCCAGCATTATTGCGTTCCACTTCGGCGGTCGGGCATTCGGCAAATGAACGTCAGCCCCCAAGCCGTGGCCATGATCAAGCACCATGAGGGTGTAAGACAAAAGCCTTACCGTTGCCCGGCCAAGCTCTGGACAATTGGCGTTGGACATGTGTTGTACCCGGAGCAGGGGAAGTTGCCCATCGACCAGCGGGATGGGTTTGCCTTGAAGATCGAGGATTTCAGGATCTTCAGCATGGAGGAAGTTGATGGAATACTTCGCGCAGATCTGGCTCGCTTTGAGCGAGGGGTTCACACCTACATCACTGCTCCTCTTACACAAGGCATGTTTGATGCTCTTGTGTCTTTCAGTTTTAACGTCGGTCTTGGAACACTCCAGCGTTCGACGCTTCGTCAAAAGCTCAATCGCGGGGACAAAGAGGGCGCAGGACAGGAACTATTGAAGTACTGCATGGCTGGTGGCAAAATACTGAAAGGGTTACAAAACCGTCGACTTGACGAACGCGCCCTGTTCATGTCGTAGGAGTCCAGATGCCCTTACAGAAGCTTCAGTTCCGACCGGGTGTCAACCGGGAATCAACCACGTTGGCCAACGAGGGCGGTTGGTTTGAGTCCGATAAGGTGCGGTTCCGTTCCGGCTATCCTGAGAAGATCGGCGGCTGGGTAAAGGATGCTGGCGTGGTCACCGAGCCCGCTGTGCCGCCTACTGGCATGTTCTGGGGCATCTGCCGCTCCATGTGGAACTGGGTGTCCTTGAACGGGTTCAACCTGTTGAGCCTTGGTACCAACCTGAAGTTCTATATTCAGAACGGGGTCGGTGGCAACATTAACGATGTGACGCCGCTGCGTAAAACTACGCTGGCAGGGCAGGTGACCTTTGCCGCTACGTCAGGCTCAAACATTGTCACGGTTACCAACTCGGGTTGGGGTGGCAACACGGGCGACTTTGTAACGTTCAGTGGAGCGGCCTCTCTGGGTGGCAACATCACGGCTGCCGTCCTCAACAGCGAGTTCCAAGTCACGTACATTGGTCCAAACACCTACAGCATCACGACCAGCGCAACGGCTAACGCCAGCGACGTTGGAAACGGTGGGTCGCTTACAGTCGCCCAATACCCAATTGCCTCGGGCGCAGATGTCTTTGGCGCCGTCAACGGTTGGGGCGCAGGTACTTGGGGCGGCGTTGTGGCTTCTCCCGGAACAAATACTGGCTGGGGCGAGGAAGCTGCGTCTGGCATCAGTGTTCAATTGCGCACATGGAGCCAGTCCAACTTTGGCCAGGACTTGGTGTTCAACCCCCGTGGCGGTCCTATTTACTACTGGGCGTTCAACACGGTTGTCCCAACGCAATTTAACCGGGCTGTGCAGCTGACTCAGCAGACGGTAACTTTTAATATAGCGACTTCTGAAGTCACCCTTGCTAGCTACTTGGCGGAGGGTACTGGTGTTTCGTTTACAACCAACGGAACGCTCCCGACTGGGGTTGTTGCGAACACTCCGTACTACCTTGTTTCTACCGCTACCCCGTTGGTCTACACGCTTTCCTCAACTGTTGACTTGCTAACACCTGTCACCATGACCGGCTCCACGACGGGGGCAAGCTACATGCGGGTGGCCAACGCGCCATCCCTCTGCAACTACGTCATGGTGTCTGACGCCTCTCGCTTTATCTTGGCGTTTGGTGTTAACGACTACGGTTCAGCAATTCAAGATCCAATGCTGGTGCGCTGGTCAGATCAAGAAAGCCCCAATGTGTGGACGCCGTCCATTACCAACCAAGCGGGCAGCTATCGACTGAGCCGGGGGTCGCAGATTATTACGGCCATTCAGACTCGTCAGGAAGTGTTGGTGTTGACCGATGCAGCCATTTATTCCATGCAATATCTTGGAGCGCCGTACGTCTGGGGCGTTCAAATCATGGGAGACAACATCTCCATCTTGGGCCCCAACTGCGTTGCTACGGTCAACAACATCACGTACTGGATGGGTGTCGACAAGTTCTACATGTATTCCGGTCGAGTGGAAACCCTTCCATGCACCTTGCGTCAGTACGTCTATGACGACATCAATACCACGCAGGGTTTCCAGGCGTTCGCCGGAACCAATGAGGGCTATAACGAAATCTGGTGGTTTTATTGCTCTGCTGCTTCTTCCACGGTAGACAAGTACGTTGTGTACAACTACTTGGAGCGCACTTGGTATTACGGCACGCTGGCCCGCAGTTCTTGGCTGGATAGCCCGCTGCGCTCGCAGCCGATGGCGACTCCCTACGCCGGGACAAACGGCCAGCTGGTGTACCATGAGACTGGCAATGACGACGGCACAACAAACCCGGCTTCCCCCATTACCGCCTACGTGCAGTCCTCGGACTTTGATATTGGCGACGGCCACAACTTCGGTTTTGTGTGGCGCATGATCCCTGACATTACGTTTGACGGCTCGAACGTCAACAAACCCCAGGCCAACTTTACTGTGCGCCCACGGCAGTTCCCCGGCACCAACTATGGCACGTCGGACAACCCGGCAGTCAAGAGCACGCAGAATTACGCAGGCCAGCAGTCCTATAACGTGCAGCAATTCACCGAGCAGGTCTATGTCCGTCTGCGTGGTCGTCAGATGGCGTTTCGCGTGGAGTCCACTGAACTTGGTGTGGCCTGGCAGCTGGGAACCCCGCGTATGGATGTGCGCCCGGATGGTCGTCGATGAGCAACTTGTTTGTTTATACCGAGCAAGACCTCAACAGGTTCGTTGCTCCGCGTCTGGCAGCCGCCCCGGTCGAGTACGACCAGCGGTTTATGGATCAGTACACCAACATCCTGCGCCTGTACTTCAACCAACTGGACAGCTTTAACAGCCAGCTGCGTACAACCGCATTGTCCCCCATCAATGATGGGTCGGCCATTTATTTCCCCAACGGGGCGTTTTCATCTTCGGCTTCACAAACGGCAGCCAGCACCACAGCGGCTTACGATATTACGTTTACTGACACCGACGCGTCTAACTACGTTTCGTTGGTAAGCGGGTATCAAGTAACTACTGCCAAAGCGGGGCGGTATAACTTTCAGTACAGTATTCAGTGCGCCAACCTGGCCAACTCCACGGAATCCATCGACGTTTGGTTTCTTTATAACGGCACCAACATACCGCGCTCCAACACCCGGATTGGTATGGCCGCCCGTAAGAACCCAGCAACGCCGTTCTATGCGGTAGGTACGGTGAACTTGCTTGTTGATATGGCCGCAGGGGACAACGTCAGCTTACAGTGGCATACCACAAATACCAGCGCGTTTATCCAGTCAGAGCCCGTGGCGGCCACCCCCACACGTCCGGCA